TATCTGCATACTTCCTCTCCGGAAGGATCATACGCTACCTCCCTGTGTAAACAACACTCCGTTGATATAGATCTCTCCTTTCAGGTCCAGCCGCCGGCCGTCGTTGCCGATGACTGCGCTTCCGTCCTCCGCCACGGCAATAACCTTTGCCAGTTTCTCCAGTTCCGCTTCGGCTGTGCTTGACCGTTCCAGCAGGCCTTCTTCTCCAGTAATCGCATCCTCAGTCGCACTCATCCGTTCTTTCAATCCACCTTTTCCAGTGATCTCTGTCTCCGTTGCGCCCACCCGCTCCTGTAGGCCTCCCTCGCCGTCGATAGCCCGTTCGATCTGACCGACCCTGCCGGAAAGATTCTCAACACCGGTCACTCTGCCGGCAAGAGAACCCAGCTGGATGTCCAGTTGATTCAGCAGATTCATAACCTGCTGTACCTGTGTGGAAACCTCGTCTTTTTGTGCATCAGTCAGATTCTTCCAGGCGGTAGCGTTAAAGTTTTCCTGGGTTAGGTTTTGCAGGCTGTATTGCAGTCCCTCCCGCAGCTGGTATAAGTAGTTGTGCAGCGCCTGTACCTGCTGCTTTACCGGTTCCTCACCGGTAAAGGTTGGAAAGTCATTGTCCATCGTTAAAAAATTAGATGGCATTGCTCCACCTCCTAAAATTCACGAAGGGGCTGGCTGTCGGGCCAGCCCCTTGTCCCTGGGGATCTTCAATTATTCCTTGTATTTTCGGAGTTTGTCCAGTGCGTCCTTAAACTTGTCGAACCCAAACATTGCCGCATAGCCCACAAAGATACCCAACACAACGGCACCAACTGCGTAATACCACATAACGGTGATCTCAAGTACCGAGCACAGGACCAGCACTGCCAGCACTGTTACGATCAGTGCGACAATCACCGCCAAAATGTTTGCGGGAAGCTTGGGGAACAGCTTCTTGGCCACCTCAACGATGATATTTGTCACAAAGACGAGCGCTGCCATAATGGTCAGTAAGATGCTGCCATACTCAAAAAGAGCGCTGATGTAATAATTGATGTTCATATTCTTTCCTCCTTAATGGTTAATAAGATTTGCTTCTGCATCGTGCCTTACTGCTTTCATTCCCGTCACACACCCTTTTCCAGGTCCGTAAGCCTGTGATTGATGACCTTGATCTGCTCCTCTACCACAGGCATCCGACGGGCAAAGCCGTTATGCTCCCGGACCTCCCGGGTCAACTCAGCTATCTCTGTCTGCATAACAGCTTGTGTAATATCCTGCTTTTTTTCGTTCTTTTTAGCGGTTGCCAAGCAGGTGGCCACCGTACCGATCAACGTCAAGCCGCCGGTAATCAGTGCTACAACAATTGCTTCGCTCACCGGCATCACTCCATTCCAAGCAGCTTCCGCCAGGTCTTCTTCTTGGCAGTAGCCTCGCCGTCAGCAGTACAGTCATTGTCGCGCTGGAAGGCCTTCATAGCTTCGTCAAACATAGGTCCTGCAGTCCCATCCGCATCACCAACCTGCTTGTAGCCAAGCGCATAAAGTCTCTTCTGAACAAACACAACAACCGGATGAGAGCGATTCACTCTTGCAGAAATGGTCACCGTGTTGCCAATAGTTTCAGGACCGGCTTTGCCGTCTACCTCAGAACCGGTTACACCCTGTACATCCCGGACAAACTGCTCCAGGGGATATTCCTCTGCTGCAGGTGCACCGCCAAAGGTTGTCCGGTATTGCTGTGCGTGGGAATACCAAAAGGACTTTGTCTCTCTGGTATCGATATGAACAAAGGTATCATACAGGCCAATACCCTTCACGCCGATGGACTCGGCATACTTGGCGATTTCTTCGGGAGAAACGCCGTCGATATGGAAGTCGGCAGCCTGTCCGTAGATATGACGACTGTTGGGGGATGCATTAGGTGTGCGGGCATTGTGGGTCCTGCAGCGGTAGGCGGTTAGGTACACCGGCTTGCCAAAGTGAGTACGGATCTGTTGCAGATACTGCACCAGTTTCTCATCGATGGGGGTTGTGGTGCAACAGCCTGTCCCCTGGCAGTCGAACTCTCTTGCCCGGAAATTGGTGGCGATCTTTTGGTTATCGCCCTTTTTGTATGTCTTGATGGCCATACTCATTCCTCCTGTTCTAATTGATTGATCTGGTCGCGGATTGCCTGACGTTCGGTGTGGAGCACTGCCACATCATAGGGCATCTCCTGCCCCAGGAGCTGACACTCACTGCACTTGATAACCTTGTAGTCGGTTGCGGAGAGCTGGGCTTTCAGCTCCCGGATCTTCTCCGCGGCAGTCTTTTCACGGTTGGGTACGTACACCTGAACTTCCTCTAAATCATCGTCAGTCCATACGAATTTTTCCTCGTTATCGATAGGGGGAGCGTCTGCACGGACAACCTTTCGTGGGATCAGCCGTCCCTTGGTCAGATCGTATTCAGTGATGGTTTCGCCTTTTTGATTAACAACTCTCATTATTCGTCCTCCTCCAGCTATTTCCAATAACCTGATATGTACATACGACAGGTAAATGCGACACTGAGGTCACCAGTAGCAGAATCCGGTACAGTTACAATCATACCGTATCGCGAAACGTCCATTTCGTATGTATCGCCCGCATATACAAACTCATATGGACTCGCTATTGTTACCTGTATATTAGGAAGATCACCTCTTGCAGACATATTAAAAGGTGTCAAGAAATTAACATAATAGGCTGTTCCATTCGTTTCGTAGTCACAGTGCAGAGAACTCCAGCACTCTGCGAAACCGTCTGCCCATTTACGGTAATACCATTCCACACCGTCGATTGTGGTCGTACCGCAGGCTATAACGTAATTACTAAGATCTTCTGGCGAAATAATAGTTGTCTCTCCCGGATCTCCCTTCTCTCCTTTAATGGCAATAATCTCCTGTACATTTCCATCGGCATCTCTAATTTTCAAGATTGCCATAATTACACCTCTTTCTGTAAACACCATCCTTCTGGGTTGGGCTTTCTGTTTTCAAACTGCTTAAATAATGGAATCCACTTCTTTTGCAATCTTTCTACCCACTCGCTCCACGCCTGCGTAGTAGTTCAGGTGTGTACCATCACGCAGAAGGAAGGGGGCTGTTTTCTTGTTTAGACCCATAGTGTTGTAGTTATCGAAAAACGGCAGATGGTATTCCTCTGCGACTTCCTGCATAGCGGTCACATAGTCCATCAGTTTTGCGCCGTGGGCATTGGTGCGGTTGTCGCTGTCATCGTCCACGATTGTAAGGTTATCGCTATCATTCGACCAGGTTCTATACAGGGGTGAAAGCAAGCAAATCAGCAATTCCGGGTAGGCATTCAGAATAGTTTCAATACCATACCGCAAAGCACCCTTGAAGGTGGTCACATCCAACGGGTTACTGGAGTTGTCGATTACGTCGGTACTATTAGCCAAATTCCAGTCATTTGTACCGAACGCCACAGTTAGCACCTTTAGCTTGCTATAATCAATTTCCCTTAGGATTTTGACAGCTCGCATATATACGTAATCGTCATACAGCCCCGCCCAGTCGATATCGATAGAGCTAAAATCGCCGGTTGCAATGCAATCCGCGATATTGTGGAAAGACAGCGGTGCGTATATGGTACTATGGTGTGTTCTTGCGGTTGTACCACCAAAACCACAGTTTGCGGATTTTAAGCCAGTGATATTCTGGATGTAGGTAGGAATGTCATACGGCTTGGGATTGTTGCCGAATATGCTATCGCCCAGGCAAAGAACGTCATACGATCTATTATCGAGTCTACTTACCGCACAACGACCAATTTCGCCGTAATTCATAGTAACAACGATATATGCGATATTGTTATCGGTAACGGTATAATCGTATATCCGATCCCAACCACAAAAATCTTCAGCTTCCCGGATATTTATAACATCGCCGATAAGCGTCTTATTTATGTCAAATTGGGTGACATAGCGACCATAGCAAAAAGCGAATCGGTCGCCCACTTTAACCGGAATGTAGTCTGTACAGCAATAGCTGTGTGATGGCAACGTGCTTGTGATTGTGCCATAGATACAATGATGGTCCTTTTTTACGCTATCGTCACCGAGTTGCCAACACTCCTCTACCTTTGGTAATTTTGTCAACGCTACACCAACGGCTTTAGCATCGGCGGCTTTACCTTGCTCGGTAAGCGTACTGTCGATATGGCATTCGATAGATATGTCACCATTTAACCGGACAGGATAGTACTGGATAAAATCGGTAACGTCGGTTTCGTATACACCCATAGGCTGAAACGGTAAAGTATTACTCATTCTTGCATAATAAGCATTTGCAGGTGCGGTGAAATCGTTGGTTGTTTTCTCGTTATAATTGAGCATAGAAATATACTCTTTGTTATCGTCATAAAAGACTATACGGCGATTACCGATAATGCTTGTACTATTATTCGCAATATGCTTGTAGTAGTAGGTCTGTCCGCCGGTTACACGGAAATAGCCAGTAATATAGAAATTATCATTTGCAATTACTTCAGCACTACTTAGGTATTTACCCATTTCATATTCCGTAGGGTTTACAAGGTTGGGTGAAATATCAAAGTTCCTCGCCACTCTAATTGCTTGGTTTTCTATATCAACAGAGGCAGCACCAATGTTCTCCCTTATCTGTGCCTGCTGTTCTTCGGTTAATACCTGTTTGGTATACAGCACAAAAGAGCCACTAATGCCGTCTCCGTTAGGATCAATCTGCACATTGCAATCTTCGGGCATATCTCCAGAGCCAACATAAACGCCGGAATTGCCCGTGTCGCCCTTTTCACCCGTGTCGCCTTTCTCACCCCGGTCGCCTTTGGCACCCCGCGGACCAACATCACCTTTTAGTTCAGCGAGTTGTTCCTCTGTGAAATCGGCATAAGTAAATGCATCGCCCCTATCACCTTTATCACCCTTCAGTGATGCCAACCACTCATCAAGAGAGCCTTTATACCCCCGCTTTACTGCCAACCCATAAGCTGACAAATAATACGGAGGATTATCAAATTTTGCCATTGTTTAACCTCCTTCCACATATCTATAGCCTTGCGCCGGGTCATACGTCTGCGCCACCCAACGCACAAATCTGTTATATGCGGCATTATACATAGCCATAGAATTCTGATATTTGTCAGCCTCTCTGTTTGCAAAATCAATTTGCGCTTCCAGCCAAAGCGGATACAGGCTGTCATGAGGAAACCCAACCAACGGCTCACTCTCAAGATCCTCCGGATATTTGTAGTGCAATTGCTGCACATCTTCGATCCCCATTAAAAAAACATCTGCAGCGATCCTGCCATCCAGTTCAGCGATCCAAGCCAATTTTCGTTCCTGTTTAAAAGCATTAGGGATATTTTGGTCCACCTGCTCAATGATCTCTTTGATTTTTGCCATAGGCATTTCCTTTCAATAAAGGGCATGGGCGCAGGCCCACGCCCTTTTTACATTATGCAGTCGCTTATTACAGCTTCAAAGTGGCCAGCTCAGTACCGCCGCTCACGCCGCCGATGCAGGCAAAGCGCCAGTCGTTGAAGGTGGCATTGAAACGGGAACGGCCCCGCCACACATTGGCATCGGTGTTTTCATCGATGGTGGAGCGAACAGCCAGCTTGACCCGGTCATTCCACACAGCGCCGCCGTAGGTCTCATTATAGCCGGTGTCCAGCAGGATCCACGGCATATCATTGCCGCTAACGAACTGGTTCAGATAGGACCATACGATCACATTCCACCGGCCGTACTGATAATTGAACGCATTGTTCGCAGTCACAGGATCCTTATCTGCGCCGATGGCAGCGAATACCTGCTTTTTCAGATCGGCATTCTCCGGAATGAGGATGGTGTTGGGCGCAACATCAAGAATGTTGTCATCATCGCCCTTAAACAGGTGCATAGCCGTCTCAGCCCGGCCCAGAGCGTCCACACTGAATGCGTCGGAGAATTTGTTGGTCTGGTTAGAACCGGTCACCACGGGCTTGTGAGCGGTGTGGAACAAGGCAGCACCGTCGGCAGATGTAATGTCAAACTCCTTGCCGCGGAACTTGACCTTCTTGTTGCCGCTGATGGCACCGCCGTACAGCGCCGCGCCGAACAGTTCGCGGGTGCGGTTGTAGCTGGTCATAAAGGCAGCAGGCTGCTTCTTCATATCCATCAGCTTGCCGTCCTCGATCATCTCCTGGCTGACAGAGAAGGAATTCTTCCAGGTCTCGTAAACCAGCAGCTTCTTGTCGCCCTCCTGCATACCGTCAGCGGGATATGCGCCGTTTTCGCCAACGGGCTGGAAGCCCTCCATTGCGGTCATAGAGGTCATCAGATCACCGTAGCTGTCGGAAGTGCCCATCACAAACAGATCTTTCAGCACGCTCTGCTGCTCGAACTGCTCGCCCCGCTGTTCCAGGAACATCTTAATGGGTGCCTGGCACTTGCCGTAAATGGAATCGTTCAGGCCGGAGCCTTCGGAAAATGTAATTTTGAAAGGCATAATTTATCCTCCTTTTGTGTTAGACAAAGCGGCCGCGCACCACAGCGCCGGCTGCAGTGCCTTCGATGTATGTTACTTCAAAGCTACCCTCCGCTGCACCATCTACCTGCAGACCGCCGGCAGATACCTGCAGCTTAGAGCCGATGGCAGCGGCGGCCGCTTCAGCAGATAAGGTAGTCTCGTAAATGCAGTCCTCCTGCACCCGAGTCACGGGTACCAACGTACCCCCGTCTTCTGCCACGGTCACATTGCCCATACAAAGATAGCCGGGTGTGGTCGTGGCAGCGGCGCTGATGGCGGCGAGATAACCGTCATCAGCATTTAAGAGCTGGCCTGCCTGATAGCTGCCCGCTTTACCGGGCAAGTACTCCCAAGGCAGAACCGCTCCGTGGTTGGATTTGTGGGGAGAAAACATGGCGTTAGCCTCCTTTTACTTTTTCAAATTTTTGTTGTAATGTTCTTGGATCTGCGCTGCAGTGGCATTGGGGTTAAACAGCCGGTACATCTCCATTTCCGCATTGGGAACGGTGATGTTACCGCCACCCCTGGAGGTATCTGTGGCGTTCAGATGGTCTTTAGACCGTACGCTGTTGATGCCGGCCTGCCGGGCGGCCTCCAGCTTTGCCGCCTCCAAGGTGTCCTTTGTAAGCAGATAGTGGGCATCTTTGACGGAGTAGCCCCGCTGGGTCATCTCGTAGAATTCCTTGCCGTAGGGAGCCTTAAACAGGTCCTCCAGCGTGCTGATGGAGGCATCGATCTTGTGGATCTCTGCCACCTCCGCATCGATTCGCGCTTTCGCTGCCGCCTGTTCCTGGGCGCGCTGTGCGTCTGCGTCCTTATCGATCATCTGCTGAGCCTGCTTTACCGCCGGGTGATTGCCGATGGCTGCATTCAGTGCCTCCTGCGTCAGCTTGCCTGCTTTTAGGTCGCGCTCCAATTTCGATGCCTGGAACTTTTCATTCCAGCTGTAAAACTGCTCAATACTGGTAATCGGTTCACCGGTAAAGGTGTTCTTCAGTCCCGCCTGTGCAAAGAATCCTGCCAGGTCTGCATTATGCTTATCCTGCGTCTGCTTTACCGCCTGTGCAACAGCCTGCTGGATCGCTGCCTGTTGCTGTTCCATCTCCTGTTGGCGGCGTCTTGCAGCATTTTCTCTTCGCTGCTCAGGAGACATAGTCTGTTCGCCGGTATCGGTCGCTGCGCCGCTATCATCCGGTTCTTCCGGTTCAGCTGTACCCGCTGTCGGTTCGGCCTGCGAGTCGGTTCCCGGCTGAGTTTCGGTGGTCGCAGGGGCGGCGACCTCCTGCACTTGTTCGCCTGTGTCCGAATCTCCAGAGGTTTCGGCAGCAGGATCGGCGACCTCCTGCGCTTGTTCGCCTAAGCCGAACGCCTCATAAATTCTCTTTTCATCACAATCAGCCATATTGGCTCCTTTCTTCGGCCATATGGCCTTCGGATTTTTTCGCTATTCGCTGCGTAATTTGTAATTGCCCGCAACAGATATATCCGCGGGTGCTGTGGGAATTGCCGCCACCGTTTGTGTTGGCATTGTACCGGCTTTACTTCTTACCGGTACGGAGGTCATTGCCGGTCTTCACGGTGCCCTTCTTAGGGTCAGTGTGCTGGGTGGGTGCCTTCACGACCTGCGTGCCGCCATTCTTGATTCTGCCGACATAACCGCTCTTGCTGTCCATGGTGTTACCTCCTTTCGTTTCTGTTTTCTATATCATCCGCTTATTGCGGGAGATACCTGCTGCACGGCCGGTGTCTGTACCGGAACTGTCTGCATCTGCTGTGCCATAACTGCATTGCGCTCAGATTCCAATCTCTGCTCCAGGAACTTCTTTGTCTCATTTGCTCCGGGGTAATGCAGCTGTTCCATCTTGCTCCAGAACAGGATCAGCGTGTCCGTACGGGCTGGATCTCCGAATGCGCCGGTCTGCAGGTTCATTCGTGTCTCCTGCCACATAGCCTCCCGGTTTGCCGCCAGGGATGCCGATGTGTCACAGGAAAACAGGAATTGGTCATTCCAATAGGGCTGTCCGTCTGCATCATATTTCAGGAAATCATACCGGTTAAATTCTTCATATTGGGTATCGCCGTTGAAATCCTTGTAGCTGATCGGCCGCGGCTCATCAGAGTAAGCAAGCCAGAATTTGAACATCAGTTCAAACAACTGGGCATAGGCCGCATTCTTCATAATGCGCTTGCTTTCCAACCGGCCGGCAGCCTGCGCAGCGGCATATTCCTTAGCCACACCGGAGGTAGCTGTAGGGTCACGCCTGCCCTGGAAGGAGTCGGTGATACCAAGGATCTGCCGGGCTTCCTCATATACCTGTGCCAAATACGCCAGCTCATATTGCAGATTGCCGGAGAAATCGTATATGTCGATGCAGTTTTTATCCTGCAAACTGACAAACCACCTTTCCCCGTCTTCCGGATCCGTACGCAGATCCGCCCGATCGGGGAGTGTAATACGGGTGCCTGCCTTCATCAGCCGGTCAATAATCTTCTGCTCCAGCCGGTTGACAGTATTCTGCTGATCTTCGATTGCGTCCACATCAGAGCTGCCCAGAAGCTGACCGTACACCGATACGCTCCTCTGCAGCACAAAGGGATATACATCCGGCTTGTAATAGGGAATCAGTGTGGGCTTCAGCACAGGCCTGCCCTGTTCATCGAATCCGGCTGTTGCACCAGGTATCTCGACGCCACTGGTCGTCTTGATAGGCAGCATAACCTGCTCATATTCCTGCTCCCGGTCCTCGAAATCCTCCCCGCCACACCAGGGGCAAGGGCCGCCGTCGTATTTTTCCTGTGGTTCTACCCCTGTGCCCAATGTCACACCGGGCATAAATTCCCCTTCTTCCTGCGCCCCTTCTGCTGCCTGTCTGGCAATTTCCGATGCCAGCGCGTGGCCGGCGGCAGTCTGTTCCATCTGCTCTGCCGCAGCAGCATCCGGTGCTGTTACCTGCCAAGGTTCCATATGGACATTGTTGAAGATGATCTGCCCCGGCAATGGCCGCACCCGTCCGCACCGGACGCATACCGGCTGGCGCCTCGCCTGATAGTTTTCCAGATCCTCCAGTTCCACATCGTTAACCCAAACATACTTATTGATGCCGCCGATCTCTGCGACTTCATAGCCCACATACATAGTCACTGCATCGTCCGAGTGGTGCTCCTGCCCGGTGCTTCGGATATCCGGCTCGGACTCCGCCTCATTCTCCACCGTCACACCATACCTTCTGTGTACAGCTTCTTTGGTGGTGGGCACCTTTACGATGAACCAGTCCATCTGCTCAATGCCGGTGTATACGCCCGGCTGTGGCGCGAATTGCTTCGGGTGGATCACACTCACATCTGCCTCTCCCACCGTTGTGTGGGTGCGCTTTGTGTTGTCCCATTCCACCTGCCAACCCACGCCGCCGTGCATAGGCGTAGTACGCTCAGCAAGGTCATTCATAGTCTCAAAGGGCTGCCGGTCCAGCTCGTTACGGAGAAAATGCTCAATCCTCTCCGCTAACTTTTCGTCCTTTTTATGCCGGGCGGTGACCTTCGGCTGTGGAATTTCTGAGCTGATCTGACTTTCTATATTCTCAAATACGATGTTTCGTACATGACTGGTGCGTTTTTTGGTACCGTCGGCCTTCGTGTCCCCCGGTACTAAGGGTTTTAGTTCATCATCTCCGCTGTACAGTGCCTCCCGCCGGTCCATCTTTACCCGCTCCTGCTCCCAGTAACGGTCACTGTCTGCCAAGCGATGCTGCCACAGCGCCAGCTTTTCATCTTGCGCCCTGCCGGTGACCGGTGTTCCGCGCATACGGCGAGCTTTTCTCTTGTCCTTCTTTTTCATATTTCCTCCTATCCTCTTTCCGGCAGGCCCCAAAGCCGCTCCAGGATCTGACGGTCCTTCGTTCCCGCCTTTCGGTAATCCTCCCACTGGTCCTGCGTCCACTTCCGTGACCTGCTCTCGGGATCTGTCACCGCCATTGACTGCTGCGGCCGTACATAGAATGCGATGGCCAGCGCCATCACGCAGTCATCGTGGGCACCTTCCTCTGCCTCCGGCCTTAATTTTTCATTACGGACAAAGGTCAGCATCTCAAGCAGTGTGTCCTCGTCATTGATCAGATGCATATTCTCCCGCAGCACCCGGATCAGCTCGGAAATGATCACCGGCCGTGTCAGCCGGTCTGTCCGGAAGCCAAAGGCGTGTCGGATCTTTCCGTCGAAATCATCCTCTACCTCTCGCACAAACAGTTTCCGGTAACCCATCATGCTCAATAGCTTCACAGGGTAGGTGGAGAAATTCACCTCCGGTGCCAGCAGCGCTTCGTTGTAGTAATGGCCCAAGCAGTACATCTGCTTAGCATAGGTATCCTCGTCATATTGATGCCGCAGCGTCGCTACCTGTTTTCCTGTGATGTTGTCCAGCACCTGCGCTGTAAAGAAGTCACTGCCCTCGCCTGCGGTATCACCGCCGACTACATATGGTCTTCCCTTGCCAGGCTCTGCATAGATGCGAATCGGCCCGTCCGGCGTATCGACCCATTGGATATTGTCGATATGTATCCCGTCAACGCACTCGGTAAATTCAAAATAACCCTGCTTGATCGGCTTCTGCTGCTGGATCTGCTCCAGTCTTTCCGCCACCAGCTTGGCATTAAAAACAGTCTTACCGGTCACACCCCATTGGCCCAGGCAGTAGACCATATAGTAGTACTCGTCCGTTTCTTTAAATGCCTCCAGCGTTTTGATTGCCTCTTGCGTTAGGAAACGGTTGTCTTTGTAGGTACTCTCATGCACGGTGGCCCGGGGATCTTTTCTGTCGAAGAATCTCTTTTTCAGCCAATGGGTTATGGAGATCGGGTTAAAAGATACGATCATCTGCAGATAAAACGGGAAATCTGTACGCAATCGGATATCGAGCTGATTAAAGTCGCCCTCCTCCAACTCCGAGGCTTCTTCGATCCAAAGCATAGTCACGTTGTAGATGGATTTCAGCTTTTCTACATCATCCAATCCGGCAAACAGGATCTCACTGCCGTTTTTTAGCCGTATGTACATATCAGAGCCTTTGCCCTTCGGGATAAAGTCTACGCAGTCTGCATAATATTCGTAGGCCTGACTTTTCAGCTGCTCAAAGCAGCTCTCGCGGATTGTCTTGCCGACTTTCCGGCACACCAAAACGCGGTGCCCAGGTTCTGTGGTTGCCCGTTCCAGCAGCTTCCGTCCGGCGAATATAGACTTACCGGAACCGCCGCCACCTTTGAGGATCAGATATCTGTGCTCATCGAAAAACAGCGGCAAAAAGCATTCATTGTTCGTTTCTTTCAGCTGCCGCCACCAAAGCGCAGCCTGCAACTGGGCATCATTCCTCTGCCGGCTCATCACCGTCACCGCCCGGTGCAAAATCAGCAGCGATCTGCTCCAACAGAGCTTTCTTCTCGCCGATGGACATACCTGCGGCGGAAATTGCCTTGCTGGCATTCTTTCCCAGTTCCAACTGACGTTTTTCAGAATAGCCGTGGTTGTTCTGCAGATCGAAAATAATACCCTTCACATCCTTCCGGGTAAGCAGCTGTTGTTCCAGATATGCGCGTATGCGCCCCCCCGCACGCGTTGTCGTGTCGGAAAACTCCGGGTGTGTGTCTTTATCGCAGTATTCGGCCCAGGTGCTTCGATGAATGCCCAAAAAGCTGCACAGGCCGCCAACAGTAGGCGGCACGATAAACTCTTCCACTTCTGCAGGCTCTCCCAATTTGTTTTCTACCGGGACCATCTCGTATACCTTGTGGCCTTTATCGTCCAGCTCTCCGGTCTCCCGCCTCTCCTGTACGGTCACAATCCGTGTGATCGAATCAAAATAGCGCTCAACTGCTTCGGCAAGCTCTTTTTTGCTGTATTTTTTGGGTCTTGCCATCTTATCCTCCTCGATTTCAAAACGTCTGTCGTTTTCCTTCCTCCCCAAAGTAACACGGAAAACCGACTTTGAATCGTCAACCTTATGTAAACCCCAAAACCATTGACAAAACCCTCTTGTTTTCCACCAACCAAACAAAAAAGCAGCACTTTGACGCCCTTGCCTAAAAAGACAAGCGCGTCAAAGTGCTGTATTCTCCGTGGCAAGGCAGCCGCCAGCCGCCCGTTAATTACCCATTGTTGTCACAACCGCCCTCTGCAGTCACTGCGAATTAGTGACCGATATCTCTGGTGCGGTAATCTCACCGTCATCATCTCTCGCCGGCAGCCTGTAGCGTATGTACTGGTTCTGGCCCGCGCTCCACTGCTGCCGGAACAGCAGTTTGCACCCTTTCGGCACCCGCAGCTCTGCATCGGTCAGCGCGATCCGATCTTTTGGCTGCGGCCGTTCCAGATTCCGGGTGGAGCGGTACTTCTTGGCATCGGGTATATGCCGTACCTGATTGATGATGTACTCAGCAATGGGCGTACGATCGTCCTGGTTCACCCAAAAAGGTGACCAGGATACGCCGCCCAGACCATACTTTTCCCAAGCATCTAAAAATGCGTCCTGCACGCCGCCGTTTACCACCAGATGGTGATGCACCCGCGCCGGCTCACCTGTCTCACCGTCCATATCAGAGGTAGACAGGATAGCCTTCAACTCAATGCCCTGCTCTTTCAAGCGGCGCTTTACCCGGCGTACAGCAATATCGAGCTCGTGTGCAGCCGCTTCCCAGATAGCATTTCTGCTGACGGTCTCATCTTCATCGTCAACAGGCAGACCGTTGGATCTTCCCCAAGCAAGGATCCGTTCCATACCTTCAGAAGAGTAGTCTAAACCCATAAGCAAAGAACCTTTTCCAAAATTCGCATTGATCAAACGAGCTAAGGCTTTCTGTGCTGAGTATTCATTCTGTTCCTGCTTGCGAACAGCATCCCGACCTTTGCGATGCACCTTGCCTGTTGGTCTGGATCCTGGAATAAAATATTTTGTCTTCTCTCCTACTGATCCAGCCTGATATGTACGAACTACCCAGTACCCTTCTCGCATAATGTGATCTCCTTATTTGTAGAATGGTTGAAAACTTAGGCCTAAACCAAGCCCATATTCACGCGCGCGTGCGCGTGAATTAAAAGGATAAGGCTATATTTGATTCTCTATACACCCTGCTGTCCGCAACAGAACAAGCAGAATCTATACAAAATCAAATCCACGCTTTCGGAGGTCTTCACAGACTCTCTGAAAACGCCACATAGTATTTTTTCACAATCCTTTCTAAAGTGGACTGGCTCAAAAAGTAGCGGTTGCACACCGCTGTGGCCCCTACATCAGTGGTCACAAAATCAAACAGCGCTCTGTGATACTCCCCGCCACACTCTCTGCAAAGCCTGTTAATCAGCTCCTGGGAGTCTGCCGGCAGTTGCTTATACCGTAATGAAGTAAAGTAAATATATCCCTGCTCTTCATAGCTTAAGGATACGCTCTTTTTATAACGGAACAATATCAGCACCTCCTCAATTTTTTCCCTTTAGGACGGCAAACCGCCGCCCGTCATTGTGAACCGCCACCGGCTTTTCCATATTTCTCCCGGATCTCATTCCACCACGCAAGAAACCATTTCCGCCACTTCTCACAGTTTTTGTTCTCACAAGCAGCAGCATTGACGCTCTTGCAGGATAGGCACGGGCTTTTTCTTCCATCTGCCATTTTATTCCTCTTTCACTCCTTTCGGTGGTATCGGCTTGCTTTTCTGCCACCGCCGATACGCGACAACGCACCATCTGGGTGGCCGCATCCATTCCCAACGAGCCACCTCAGATTTATACTGCAATCTCAGGCTGCGTCTGCGCGTATGTTCTCTTCTCTGGCTCACTCCTGCACCTCCGTCTGCTGCTCTGTTTTCTCAGTAGTATCTTCTGTGCCGCCCTTTTTCTTTTTCCGGCCCGTTTTACTGAGTGCGATCGGTACAATTGATTCTGCGATTGCAGCCTCTACATCTTCCGCAGTTGCGGCCTTCTGCACGGCATCGGTCACCTGCGCGACCTGATCCCGGACCTCCATTAATATTCTCGTGTTATCGGCCAACACACTGCCAAAACACTCACTCAGATCCAATTCATCAAAAATGTTCTGCAGCTGCTTAAGCTCCAATATCCGCCGCTTGATATCCGTCTGAAGTTCCGTGACAAATATCTCCTTTGCCAGTCGGTGACTTTCCTCATTAAAATCAAACCGGTGTAATTCGATCCAGCCATCTGCAAAATGTATCTTGCCATTGGTGACGTATATGTATGACGTTCTCACTTCCTTACTGCAGGAATTGTTCACCTTCTCATCAAGTACAATTGCATAGATTAGCTTTCCATCGCGGATAATCATCGTCTCATTGTGTTTCTTGGGCATAGTTCTGTTTACCCTCTTTCTTGCAATATTTCATTTATCTTTTCGTCCATAGCCCTGCCCAGCTTGTAACAGTTACCGTGGGATCTATGGGCGCGGTGGGCCGCGTACGAAGTCTCCAACTTCTCTCCCGGCAGCTTCCCTGCGGCAACCAATTTTGCCATTCTGACGTATTTCTTCTGAGCATTCCGCTTCTTTTGGTTGCTCAGCTTCCGGATTGCTCTTCCGTCTTTCGTAACATAGGTGTGAAACCCTAAGTAGCTGACCCCGTTCTTGAATGGAAAGATTTGCGTTTTTCCATTCAGTGTTAAATTCAGCGTTTCGAGATACGTCCGGATCACAGCCAAGCAGTACTGCAGGTATTCTTTGCTTTGGTGAATCAGAAAAAAATCATCCATATTCCTGCCATAAAACTCGATCCCGAGCTCGTACTTTATCAACTTATCCATACCGTCCAGGTATAGGAGCGCAAACCCCTGATTGATCTGATTTCCCAGAGGTATCCCGTCTCCCTCTGTGCTGTCAATGTAAAGATTGCACAGCCAAAGAATATCTGGGTCATACCCGAAGTGGTAGGCTACAATGTCCTTCAGCTGTTCATGTGCAATGTTATAAAAATACTTTGTAATATCGCATTTCAGGATGTACCCCTCTGTGCCATACCGGCTGTAAAACGCAAACATCTGTTCACTGAGCCGATTAAGGCCGAATAAGGTTCCCTTGCCTTTCTGCCCGGCGCAGTTATCCAAAATGAATACTTCCTGCAGTCGGGGCAGGAGTACATTGTCGCACAGACAGTGCTGAATGACCTTGTCTTTAAAGGCTGCGGTCTGTATAATGCGTTCCTTCGGTTCGTACACTTTGAATTCATTGTACTCCGAAACTGTATATGTCTTGTCCTTCAGTTGGGCTATAAGGGTATGTACACCGTCCAGCGCCCCAAGGTTAAACCGGGATGCACTTTTCTTGTGTCCCTTCCCACACTTTGCCTTGCGGAATGCCTTATACATATTGCGAAAATCTATAACCTTCTCAAAATCGGTCATTCAGCACCATCCTCTCGTGTTTATCCGCATTGCGGAAAGGTCGTGCGTTCTTTTGTTGGTGATGTGTTGATTTCGGCTTGTGCCTACTCTGTCTAACAGTCCACAGAACGGGCGGACGCCGCACTGGTTGTTGTAGTTGTCGTTGTTACAGTTGCCAGCCGGCGAGACGCAAAGAAAAATACAACGCACGGCCTAAATATCTTTAACTCCGTTCCTTCGTTCGCCATGCGATGGACATATATTTTACATCCCGCACCATCTTGGACCAGTACTCCGCCGAATTATCGGCCAGCAGGCACAGATTCATAGACAGTTCGATGTAAAACAGCAGCTCATCGCAAAGTGTGACCGCCCGGGTTATCATTTCGCACCGCTGCAGCTTACGGGTCGTGTTGTTGATCCGGTTGGCTTCAAACAGCGCGTCGTATATATCCAGGCTCTTGATCTGCATACGATCAACGAGGGAATGGCGATACTTCTTTGGGTATCTATTGCAGTTGGATGTCAGCTTGAAGGTGTGTACTGCCAGCTCCTTTGCCTTAACGATCACCTTCAGGTCATTCTCCATCATAGTTACTCCTCACAAGATTCAAAGATAGAAGATTTGAAGAACAAAAACGGGCGGACGCCGCACTGGTTGCCGTAGTAGTCGTTGCCACAGTTGCCAGCCGGCGAGACGCAAAGCGTCCAATGCGGACCACCGTGGGGTTGCGCGGATTCAGGTGTAGCCAACCACCACCAACTGTTTACAGGGCACTTATCAAAAATCTCTGCATTGGCCAGGTAAAAATCCAGTGTAGGCAGGCTGATCAGCGACTCCATTACACCGTAGGTCTTCAGACCGCACAGGGTCGTAAGGTCTGTATGTACGGTGCATATATTTTCCTCTCCTACGGCATCGTTAATCTTAGGAAGGATCTCTTTTTCCATTCTTTCCAACGCAGTGCTTGTCCGCAGATCGTTATTGTTGCCAAATTCACTGCAGAACGCGATATCCTTCATCACTACCGGCACTTTGCCGTCCACCTCCGGGAACTTGATAAACTCCATACCGGCAACATCAAAAATTCCACCGTCTTTTACATTGGGGAAATTGACAGTCTTACGCATAGCTGTTTCTCCTTTCACTTAGATACAAAGATATTAGAATTTAAGATACAAAACGGGCGGACGCCGCACTGGATGATGCAGTCGCCGCCGCCACAGCCGCCAGCCGGCGAGACGCACTTGATCCAGTTTGCGTTTTCGTGTCTTGCAGTGCTGTAGGGCGTTGCCAGCCACCACCAGGCATCCGGTTTGTGCTCGTCCAGGATCTCCACAAACTTGCGGTACATATCCGCCGTCAGAAGAGACACCCGGCGTTTGACCACACCGTAGTCCTTCAGACCATCGTCAGAAGTCAGGTCCACATCGTGCAGCAGCACATTCTCAGCGCCCACAATGCCGGCAAGCTCATCGGCAAAGTTGTTGCAGATCTCCTCCACGTTGGACCCGGCATAGTTGTTGTTTCTATTGCTGAACTTTTCGTCCTCACGCAACAAGTTCTTCAGGATCAGCGCAGTCCCCTCCTCCCGGTGTTCCAGAACGACGAATTCACGACCGCCCGCTTTTACCACGTCACCGGTTGTGTATTCTGCGAGCCTTGTTCCCGGCACGCCGAAACTCTCCCGGATCTTCTCCACCTGTTCTTGGGTCAACTCCACCTTCTGCCCTTTGATTGAAATGTAGTTTTCCATAGTTTTTGTTCCTTTCTGTTATTTATTATTGAAGCATCAAAGATGCTTATTGGACTATCTCAGAATCACACATATTCTTTGCTCATTCTCCCTCTCGCCTTTCTCCGTCCGTTAGTGTCAGATGTGGACAATCCATACACATCTCTGATAACCAGTTAGTTTGCCTGTTTCCGCCTGTCTGCCCACAACAGCAACCAAAAACCGCAACGCCTGCATTTTCCATCCTGTCATAGCACCATTCGTGTGACAGGTGGTATTTAAGCCACTTAATTAATTTTCTAAGCATCGCTTCTCCTTTCTCCGTAGGAGCAGAAATCATCAGGTTCCATCTCAAGCCATTGGTCATAGCACTCAACATCCCAATCTTGGCACGGGTGATCGCACCGGTGTTTCTGTTCATTGTAATATTTGCAATCCTTTTTTACAGCATCAATCGGCCGTTTTTCATTTGCCATCTTTTCTACCTCCTACATTGTCGTGAACCGGCTATGCAGAGCAGCCATAGTGTCGAACACCACAACACACCATTCCGGGAAGTTTGCCCGAATCAGCGCCTCTGCCATCGGCGGGCTGACTGCGTTGCCACAGCGGGCAACCTGTTCTTTCTTGGTGTAGGTTCTGCCCATATAGTCCCACTCAATGATGTAATCCGGCGGGAAGCCCATAGCATTGTACAGTTCCCTGGGTGTTAGCATCCGCAGTGTAATGTCTGCGATATAGTAGGCCATTCCACGGATGATCAGAAGGATTACTTCATCATCCGCCAGGTTGTATCCACAGTACTTGTTCAGCAGCTCGCGGATCTGTGGCCAGTACTGCAAGTCCTGCCCCGGGGACATCTTTGCCAATACCGCCCTGCATTCTGCGTATTCCAGTCCCTGTGCAGTGATGGTGTTGAGTGTATCTGCCGGGTGTTGGCCCAGCTCCTGCCCTTTGAATTTGACTACGTGAGCGGCACACAAGGCGTTGTGGTCTATGGCCGTCACGGTCGGCATTGGTTCTCTGGCATCCTCACCGATCACTCCACCGTAAAACTTTTGAATGTGTGCAGAAACAACACCTTCATGATCGCGGCTTGTAGCAGTGCCGGCAGGGTCCCGCATATCTCTGCCGATGGAGGCGCTGCGGAATTCACTGAGATGTGCAGACACCACAGCTTCACGATCACGAGAAGTAACAGTGTGCAAAGGCTCCTTGATGTCCAGCGGGTTACCGTTACCGTAATACTCCACCAACTGAGCGCTAACCAGTCCGTATCGGTTTGCGGTATCGATGGTTGGAATTGGCGCATTCAGACCGGACGCCCGGACGTTCTCCGTCTGCTCTGTGTGGTACTGAATCAGATTTGCTGCCACCACGCAGGCTTCCTGTTTTGTAACGGTGGTAGGTGCCGGCTCTCTTACATCGCGGATACGGTCTCCGCCTCCGGTTTGCCCGATACTCATAAGGTTGGCAGCAGCAAAGACCTGTCCACCTGCGGTGCGGATCGTATGTACTGGCATATTTGCCGGGGATCCAACACTGCCACCAGTATTACTGAAGGTAAAGGGTGCCATAACGGGTGAGCCCAACACCTGATTACCTGCAGTTGTAACCGTGTGTACAGGATCATTGACAGCAGTACCGACGCTGCCTGTGGTATTGCCAAAGGTGAATGGCGCCATAATCGGCTGAGCTATGCCGCCGGTATGGTTGCCAGTGACGGTATTAAGCGGATTCTTCAGGTCTTGAAGGTGACCGTCGCCGCTGTGGTTACATTCCACACCAAATGGGGCAATAACTGGGTTTACCAGTTCGTGAGCTCCAACAGAAGTAATCGTACTAAGCGGATTGTTTATGTCCTGCGCTGTGTTATTGAATTTTTGCTGAATAATAAAGGGGTTGCCGCTTTTTATTGTGAATTTATCCACACCGCTGATCACACGCCGCAAGGTGTTATCTGCCAATGGCCTGCGTGCATCAACACCGTATTTCTCTTTGATCTCCTGCTTAGATGCAAAAATCGAATAGCTGGGTAATGTCCAGTCAATGATTTCCGCTGCAGAGCGCCAAGGTTTACATTTACCGGACTTGACCGCCTCACTGTCTCTGGGTGCGTGGGTAGGCTCTGGCCATACAATGGGGTTGCCATCGCACCGGCCGACTAATGCGAAGCGTTTCCGGGTAGTAGGTGCACCGAAGTCAGCAGCAATCAAAGATTGATACTCCACATCATAACCCAGACCGTTAATGATTTTCTTCAGCTCAGGGCTATTGCGTTTAAGATGCAGATACTCGCAAATTTCCTCAATGGCAGGGTGATCAGCCGGAATACCGGTGGTCAGTGCTCCAATAAATACCTGGAAGGTTTCACCAACTCTGTCGGGATCCGGTATTTCTTTTTCCTCACCATTGATAATCACGGTGATCGTCGGTCCCCAGGTCTGAATTTCTTCCACGTTTTCCATCATCAGAACGCGGGGTCGGACATCCAGTGCCCATTTCAGGACGACCCACGACAGACTGCGTATTTCCTTTTTGACAGGCTTACCGCCGCGTGCCTTGGAGAAGTGGGTGCAGTCCGGTGAGAACCAAGCTAAGCCAACAGGGCGGCCTTTGCAAGCAGCTCTGGGATCTACTTCCCAAATAGAAGTTTGATAATGCTCTGTGTAAGGATGATTTGCCTTATGTAAGCGGATTGCTTCCGGATTGTGGTTGATGGCTATATCTGCCGGGCGACCGGTTGCAAGCTCGTATCCCGTGCTTGTACCGCCGCCACCTGCGAATCCGTCCACGAAGATCTCCGCCATAAAACTGGTTTGTGCCGGGGAATAGCTTTGTTTTCTTTTGGCCATATTTATTCCTCAGTGCTTTCTTTCGTTTGTGAATGAAGGATTATATTGCTTTGCCCACAATTGACCGCAATAGGAACAGGACCTGTAGCCATAATAACAAAGCCTGTGTCGGCACCACCGCCGAAGCACTCGACGTCAATAATTCCGTCGCAAGTATGTTTCATCTGGGCTTTCATAACATTCCCTCCATAGTTAATTGCTCGACAGCCTCCGACTGCCGTTTGGCTTCGATCCAAAGCCACGGCTTTTGCCATTTCACGCCGATGTAGTCCAGTACCGCACCCCAGCCGTACCAATTGCCGTCTTCGTCCTGATCTACATGGGTCATCCACATTTCCCATTCTTTTGGATTTCTCTCCCATAGAAGGTCAAATCGATGGGGTCGCTCCTCTAAATGGATACCAAAGCCGCACATTGAACAGCCGGTGCGCTGGGCATCGGTAGTCTGAAGCTTGCCTTTTTCGTCGGTGATGATCCTGCCGTAGATCGTGGGAATAATAGAATCCAAGTGGACCGGTTCACCATAGATTGCTTCCCCGTCTTCTGTTTCTCCCAAGTACGGCCGGAACTCCCGCCAGTGCTCGTGATACCAGGCATCCATCTCCAAAGCCAACCGCAGAATATCATCCCGCATAAAGGTAGCAAAGGGGCAACTGCGCTTTGTGGCAGGGCTGATATAATTGCACCCATTTACCGCTAAGGCCTTTTCTCTGCGACCACCTTCGGAGGCCATCAAGCCCATATAGGGCCACCTGCCGGTCTGCAAATGGTAATCGTCGCAGGGCTTCTCTTTGAGGTAATAACAGCACTTGTCAGATACAAAAAACTTAGCAATCGCATATCCTAGTTCCCTGCCCTCAGGATCTGCGCCGCCGAACAGCTTTAGCCACTTTTGTGGAAGCTGCATCCGGCTGTTTTCGCGCCAGCCACCTTGGGCACCGGTTTCTCCGGTGATGATGGCGTGGCGAACTGTTGCATTATCCTCTGTGGGGTGCTGGATGTGGCTGATCTTGCCGGCAAGCTCTTTAGAAAGCACCGGCCATCCAAACTCCCGAATGACTTTAATCTTGCTGTAAGGCTTTCCGGTGGAATCTGTGGCGGACTTCAAAGGAATCACGCCCAGTGCTTTATGTACCTTCTGTATAGACTTGTCTTCCAAGCCGGAAACAGATACCGCAGGAACATTGATTCCGATAGATCTAAGGAATAAATACAGGGTAATGCTGTCCAGACCTCCCACGGCAACATATGCCTTCCCGCTAATCTCCGGATTCTTGTAGAACTCCCACGCAAGATTCACCGCTCTGGAGTATTTCGAGGAATACGGCTCCTGCTGATTCTTTCGGAACTGCTCAACCCGGGCATCACTCTCAAGTTTGTTTTCCAAATACTCAAGTTGATCTTCCTCTTTTTCAGTCAGCGTCGGCTTCTCCCGCAGCTCTTTAAGCCTCTCTATATCCTTCTGCTTCATATGCTCTCCTGCTCCAACAGATCAAACAAGCTTGGCTGCTCCATATCGATTTCCTCTGCACGCAGGTAGGCAACACCATCAGCAAAGTATCCGGGGTTCAGCTCACAACCGTAACCGTACCGGCCCAATCGGACGGCCATCATCGGAACCGTCCCAATGCCACCGAAGGGATCAAATATCACATCGCCCTTGTTGGAATACCGGGTAATGATCCGCTCCACGATATCCAACTGAAGGGGGCAGACGTGCAGTTGCTTTCTGCGCTGGCTCTGGGTTGTGTTCAGGGTCTTCATCCGGTTCACATCGTCCCACACATCAGGATGGACGGATGCAGGCGGTACCGTCATAAATTCCTTACTAATTGCGTCCCGGTCTTCCAAAGCCTTCGACAGTGCTGTGTGCTCATTATAGTCATACACATGGGTTTTGCTATATTCCCGGAATCGACGCATACGGTCGCTCATTTTCAGCCGTGCCAGCTCATCAGGATCTAAATTGCGATTACCGGAAGATCTCCAAAAGGCGTGGGCATCTAACTGCCACTGGCTCAGCGGATATTCTTCCTTGGTCTTCTCCACACGGTCATCTGCATAAGCATGAGAGCAGTCAGTGGGCAGTTTCCGGAACAGCAGCACATACTCCGGCAAACCTACGCCCATCTTGGTACCGTCCTTGCACTGCTCCGTCCATCCCAGGCGGTAGGTCTGGTTATTCTCCCGGACCACATCCGTCACCACTGTAATCATGCCGAAATAGATGAATCCGTGCTTCATGTAGTGCTGGATGCA